ATAAAACTTTAGGAGTTGGACACCTGTGTCAACCCAATGACCCTGAATACGATTGGGAAGTTGGTACACCTGTTACTCAAGAAGTAGTTGACATGTACTATGAAGATGATTTCAACAAACACTTGGCTGAGGCTATACATGTGTTTGGAACAGAAGAAGGATTTTATGGATTACCAGAAAACATACAACACGTGTTAGTAAATATGTGTTTTAATCTAGGTGGTACAAGACTTTCAAAGTTTAAAAATATGTTAAAAGCTTGTAGAGAATATAATTGGGCAGAAATGTCTAGGCAGATGGAAGACAGCAGATGGTTTAAACAAGTAGGTAGACGCAGTATAGAGCTACAAAAAACTGTAATGGAGCAGTCTAATGCTTCTGTATTCTGAAGAGAACTTAGAAAGTTGTTACAGACAATATTGTTTATTTCAAGGAAGAAATGATATGGGCTTTGTGTCTTTAGAAGACTTTAGAATTTTATTTGAGGATTTAATGGGAACAATATACGGAGAAAGTGAATGAAGGGTTTATTAAAAAATATAGTTGGGGCTGTAGCTCCTACACTGGGCACTGCTCTTGGCGGACCAATGGGCGGAATGGCAGCAAATATGATTGCTGAGGTGTTAGGTGTTCCTAATACTCCAAAGGCTATAGAAAAAGCCATAGCAGATGCAACCCCAGAACAAATGCTAGAACTTAAAAAGGCTGAGAACGATTTCGAAGTACAGATGAAAGAACTAGAAGTAGATGTATTTGCTTTAGAAACAGCAGACAAACAAGATGCTAGAGGTAAGTTTAGTAAGGATTGGACAGCTCGTATAATGGGCATAACTGTTGTGGGTGGATTTATGGGATATATATTCCTTGTTACTCTACAACCACCAGAACAAAACTCTGAAGCTCTTATAAACTTAGTACTGGGTTATCTTGGTGGCTTGGCTAGTGCTGTTATTTCTTTTTACTTTGGAGCTTCTAACACACAAAAAGACTAATGGATGTAGTATCAGTCATAACAGAACTAGGTTTTCCTATAGCAGCGGCTTTAGGACTAGGAATGTTTGTCTGGAAACTTATCAATAGAATAATTGATGGTATGGAATCTAAGCTTGATACTCTTGATGACAAGCTTAATATATCTTTAACCAATCTAGAAGAAAGGCTAGGCGGAAAGCTAGATTCACAGCACGGAATATTAGTTGCTTTAATAGATAGAATACGTAGTCTTGATAATGAAATTATAAGACAAGACACTATGATTAAAACAATACTAGGTGTACCACAGTTAATTAACATAGACAAGATAGCAAAAGCAGACAGAGATGACCAGCGAAAAGACTAATAAAAAAATATTACAAGTAGTTAATCTTGCTCCTAGTGAAACTTGGATAGAAAAAATTGTATATGTTCATCCTATGAAACAAATTACAATAGCTTCTATAGTACAAGCAACAGTGTTCGGGCTTATGCTTGTTATGTTTTGGGTAAACTCTCTGCTTCTTTAAACTAAAAGAATTCAAATGAATAAGTTTTGGACAATTTGGAAACACGCTTTAGGCTCATTTAGCTACGAAGATACTGTAAAACACGAAGACACAATAGCTATAATAAGAACCTGCATTGTAGGTATAAATATTATAGTAGGATTACTAATAGGAATTAACATAATAATTGGATGGATATTTTGAACATGAAACTGAGACCGACATTTAGAAGCGAAAAGACAATACGGAACTGTTGGTTCTGCATTTCATTTTGGTGTTTGTTTGTTGTATTTTTTTCAATAAATTCACTAGCAGATGAAGTAGTATTTAAATTTAAAAGCCCTAGCTTTAACGGCACAGGAACTTCATCACATTATCTTACTATACAAAATCAAGAGTTTAATCGTAAAGAAGCTCTTAAGGCAGAGATAAAAGCTTTACAAGACCAGATAAAAAGAGACAAAGAGAATACTACTTTAGCTAGATTTATTAGAAACCTAGAATCTAGAATTTATGCTCAACTTTCAAGACAGCTAGTAGAAAATTTATTTGGTGAAACTCCAAGCGATAGTGGAGTACTAGAACTAGAAGGCAACCGGATAGAATATAGTGTTGTCGATGGAATAATAACTTTAATTATAACGGACAGTGATGGTAATTCAACGACTATTTCTTTGCCTGTTGGTAGTTTTATGTTCTAGTTGTGCAGTTTTAAATGAGAATCAGGATTTAGTATTAACGCAAAATATAAAACCTAGTTCAATACTAGACTTACAATCAGAAGAATTAAAAACTTTACCAGCTGCAAAGATTAAACCTACGATAGCTATATACCCTAATAGCTTTAGAGACTTGACAGGTCAACGTAGAAGTAATAGCACTTTTGCTTTATTTAGTACAGCTATTACACAAGCACCCGAAGCATTTCTTATTAGGGCGTTTAAACATACTGCAGGTGGAGAATTTTTTAGAGTTGTAGAACGTGTAGGTTTAGATGACCTTACAAAAGAAAGACAACTTATTAGAAGTACTCGTAAAGAGTTTGAAGAAGAAAACAAAATGCAGCCTTTGCTTTTTGCTGGGTTATTAGTTCAAGGTGGAGTGGTTAGTTACGAAGCTAATCTTAGGTCTGGGGGTGCTGGTGCTAGGTACTTAGGGATAGGTAATAGTAAACAGTACAGAGAAGATATAGTAACAATTTCTTTGAGGTTAATATCTGTATCAACTGGGGAAGTGTTAATGGAAACATTAGTTTCTAAAAGCATTTTATCCACAAGTATTTCTCAAGATATATTTCGTTTTATTGAGCAGCAAACAGAGCTGGTAGAGATAGAAGGTGGTGTAGCTGAGAATGAGAGTGTTTCTATAGCATTACAAAAAGCAATAGAGACAGGGGTTTTAAATATAATAAATATAGGAATAGAGAGAGGCTATTGGGAATATGAAAACATTAAAATTAATGAGCCTGATTGCACTGATGAATGTATCAGTAGCATACGGGGCTGATAACGAGATATATGTAGAGCAATCTGGAGCTACTGCTAATCTAGATTTAGAACAATTAGGTTCGGCTAACTTGATAGGAGGATTATTGTCTTCTACTGGTTCAATGACACCGCTAGATTTAGACGGCTCTTCGATGACGCTTGACGTAAATCAAATAGGAAGTACTAATAAATTCTTAGGAGATATTACTGCTGATAACTTTGTAGGTTTTTTTGAGTTTGACGGAAGCACAAATAATTTTACTATCCAAGTAGACCCTACTAATACATACGGAGCTGATGGCTCTGATGTTAATGTAGATGTTACTGGAAGTACAAATACTTTTACACTTGATTTAGCTACGTCTTCTATGGCAAGTAATACAGACTTGGATTGGATTATTAATGGGGACGGTAACGTAATCAATGCTGATATAGATTATGACGGTGCTGTAAACTACATGGATGTGGATGGAGATTCTAACACAATAAACTTTGACGGACAAGGTTATGCTGGTGGATATTTTTATCTTGACCAAACAGGAAGCAGTAGAACTTTTAATATAAACCAAATGAGTACACTTGATAATGACTGGCTTAAAATATTGTCTACTGGTTCTGGTGGTACTATCTGTGTCATCCAGAATGATGGGGGAAGTGCAGTCGGTTGCTAATATTGGTAACATAACTGAACTAAACGGAGTAGGTAGAGTTGTAAGAGACCAGACCTACAAAGCATCCATAAAACTAGATATAAATAGTTACGATAATGTCCAAACTTCTAATGGGAGATTGGGCATTACTTTTTTAGATGACAGCCAAGTTAGATTGACTGAGCATTCTGAATTAATCATAGATGAATTTATCTATGACCCTGACCCGTCTAAGTCTAAAATGGCTTTACAATTTGCTAGTGGAACTGCAAGGTTTATTACTGGTAAATTAGCTACAATAGATAAAGAAAATATAATTATCAATACTCCTAGTGCTACGATTGGTATTCGTGGTACAGATTTTACTGTAACTGTAGATGAGCTGGGGCGTAGTTTAGTTATATTATTACCAGACGATGACGGTCTTCCTAGTGGGGAGATTGTTGTTGCAACAGCTATGGGACAAGTAGTTCTTAATAAACCTTATCAAGCTACTACAGTTTCAATGTATGAATCCAAGCCTACAAAGCCTGTTATCCTTGACTTAACCCTAGAGTTAATTGATAATATGTTAATTGTAAATGCACCAAGAGAAATAAAAGAAAATGAAAGACAGGATGGAGGGAGTAGTGCTAATATTCTTGATGTTGATTTCCTTGAGTTTGATGATTTAGAAATAGATTATCTTGCTGAAGATGATTTAGAGTTTACAGAGTTAGATATTAATTATCTTGATGTAAACTTTCTTGAAGACTTGTTAGATATTATAGAAGATATAAATGAGTTAGACCAGACAGAAACATTATTAAAAACTGACATAGATTTAAAAGGAACTCAAGTTGGTTTTGATTCTAACACGCAAATAAATACTTTCTTAACTGATAATCTTTTAACTTTCTTTAAATCTTTAGAAGATACAGTACGTTTAGATTTAGATAGAAACAATTCATATACTGTTATCTTAATACAAAACGGTAAGAGTACGCAGATAGCTGTGAATGGTGGGGGTGACTCTACTATTAAAATTACACAAGGAGACTAAGTAATGTATAAAAATTTTATAAGAAAAAAATATGGTTTTCCTTTAACAAGACTTGGTATTCTAATAGACGTAAGAGTATAACATGAAGTGGGCAATTACATTACTAACTCTACTTACCTTACCTCTCCTCTTCAACAGTGTACCACTTGAGGTACTAAGACTCAAAACATTTGATGCTCTTGTACCTGAACAAATTTCTACCGGACACTTTACAATCCTTAACATTACCGAAAAAGACCTAGACGATATGGGAGGATATCCCCTGCCTCGTCAAGACTTAGCACACATTCACAATCAAATAATAGAAGCTGGTGCTTATGGTGTTGGGTGGGTTATGTTATTTCCACATGCAGATAGGATGGGTGGAGATGACGAGTTTGCAAAAGCTTTACAAAGCTCTGCAAGTGTTATAGCTATGCCAGAAATAAACAACGGTAATTATCCTGCTACTGTAGGCACAGTTATCAAAGGACCAATAGTATCATTACCAAAGGCTCAAGGATTCTTAGAGAACATAAGGACGTTTAAACAGTCTGCAAGTCAAGGTGCTATATCTGCTCCAGTAGATGTAGATAATTTAGTAAGGCGTATACCTTTACTACAGCAAACAGATAACGGGTGGGTAGCTTCGTTTGGAACAGAAGTTTTAAAAATACTAGGAGGTGGTCAGACTTATCAGATTGT